GCCTATGAAGCTGCTACAGATGTTGAGAATACATTTGAAGAAGTATGGCCTGCATTGAACAAGACTATTAACACTGTTGTAGCCTCTCTCAAAGCCGCTGGATTGTTCAAGTAAGGAATTAACATGGCTATTGAAGAAATAGTTGTTACAGCCCCACAGACACCTTAATGGAGTGTTATAAACCCTATAGACATCAGAGGCGGTGGTGGTGGTGTCTATGATAGTTTGTTTGGTGGAATTGTCCCTGACTTCTCTACAATGGACTTAAACTTAGACCCTACAGGTGTAACTCCTGAAGTAGATCAAGCTGTGTTAGATGCGTGGTTAGCTGAGAATGGTTTTACCTTTAACTACGATCCTAAGAAAGATAAATCAGCAGAGGTACAGTTTGTAGAGCAACTAGCAGACTTCCAAGCAACACTAGCTGAGAAGCTCAGGACAGAAGTTATAACACAAGAGGAGATGGCTCAGTTACTAACAGCAGCTCACAGCAGTGTAGGTGTTGATGTTTTTCTAGACCCCTCTAAGATGACAACTAGAGCTAGTGACTATGGTGTTAGAACAGATGACAGACAAACACTAGCAATCCCTACACCAACATTTACACAGACCAGTGCTGCTCAACAAGCTGCTGCACAGGCTGCTGCTAGTGCTGCTGCACAGGGTGCTATCAGTGACGCTGTTGGTAGTATAATGAATCAACAGACAGGCGGTGGTGTTAGTGCTTCAGGTGGTGGCGGTGGCGGTGTTGTTGTTGGAGATGTTGGTGGTGGAGACACCTTTGTATCGCTAGAGCCTGATGCAGACTTGTTTGGTGGTAACACAGGGTTAGAAGGCGTAGGTATTGATGACGCTGTAGGCACTGGTGTTGGTTACTTAGGCGGTGCTGCTGGTACTAACGCTGATGGTAGTCCAATATTAGAGGGTGCTGGAACACCTACTGTATTGACTCCACAGCAACAATGGCAGAATGTATTAAATGATCCTAACGTAGATGTTGCAGGTGCTGTAGCCGCTGCTGAGTTAATCTTTGGTAACTCTCCAGCAGGTGTTGCTGCTGTTGCTGATGCAGCTAACAAAGCTAATGTCAGTGCTGAAGAAGTAGCAACTGCTTCAGGGTATAACATAGCTGATATTATAGCTGCTGCTGCGTCTGTTGGTGTTCCCTTCTTGATTGATAAGAAGACAACAGCTACAAACAACACAGCAACAAACAACACAGCAACAAACAACACAGCAACAAACAACACAGCAACGACAAACACTACTGGTACAGGCACTGGTACAGGCACTGTTACGGGTACTGGTACAGGCACTACTACAGGCACAGGTACTACTACCACTACTACAGGTACTAACACTACTACGAACACTGGCGCAGGCACGAACACTGGTACAAGCACTGTTGTTAACCCTGTCGTTAATCCTACAGTAACACCTACTACTGTTGTTAACCCTGTAGTAACACCAGCTACTGTCGTTAATCCTGTCGTTAATCCTGTTGTTAATCCTGTCGTTAATCCTGTCGTTAACCCTGTCGTTAACCCTGTTGTTAACCCTGTCGTTAATCCTGTAGTAACGCCTAGCACAGTCACTAATGGCACTGATGGCACTGACGGTAAGGACGGTAAGGACGGTGGTGATGGCGGTGACGGTAAAGATGGCAAAGACGGTGGTGACGGTAAAGACGGTAAAGATGGTGCGCCAGGGTTGTTCTCAGCAGCGTCTATAGTTAATAGTATCTTTGCACCAGAGTTATTTAAATCATCAGCAACACTAGCTCCTGAAATTAACACACTCTTTGGTGCTTTTAGAAGGAGTCAAATGCAATGATATACATAGATATTGTTAATAACGTACTACGCAGATTGCGTGAATCAGAAGTACAAACAATAGCACAGACATCCTATTCAAAGCTAATTGGTGACTTTGTTAATGATGCTAAGACTATCGTTGATAGTGCTTGGCGCTGGTCACAGTACAGAATCGGTATAACCTTTAACACCACCAACACTGTAGGCATGTATTCATTAACAAACAGTGGTGTCAACACAGTAGTTGTTAACGCCTTAAACGATACCACTAACACCTTCTTAGAGTATCAAAGCCCTACATGGTTTGAGCAACAGACAAAGCTACAAGACATCGTATACGGCGCTCCAGCTTACTACACCTTTGCCGGTGAAGACGGTGGTGGTGATGCTATTGTTAAAGTGTATCCAATACCTGATGCAGCCTATGCTCTAGTGTTTAATGTTATTAAAGACCCTGTCGATCTTGCTATTGAGACAAGTAACTTAGTCATCCCTCATCAGCCAGTAATTCAATTAGCTTTTGCTATGGCACTGCGTGAACGAGGTGAGACAGGTGGACAGAGTGCAGCAGAGCAGTTTGGAGTAGCAGAGACTTTCTTGTCAGACGCTATAGCCTTAGACGCTGCTAAGAACCCTGAAGAACTTATCTGGAAGACTGTGTAATGGCTCAACAACTACAGAGTATTAACATATCAGCTCCAGGCTTTGCTGGCATTAATACGCAGGATAGTCCTATCAGCTTGTCTCCTGTGTTCGCTGCTGTTGCTAACAACTGTGTTATTGATAAGTTTGGTAGAGTTGGTGCTAGACAGGGTTTTACGTTAGAGACAACAACTACCAACGGAAACCTCGGTACTTCGATAGGTATAGAGTCTATAAAAGAATACAAAGACTCTGCCGGTGTTTCTGCAATCTTCACAGCAGCTAATAACAAGATACTCAAAGGTGTTACTACGTTAGTTGATAAGACTCCTGCAAGCTACACCATCACTGCTAACAACTGGCAGATGGTTAACTTCAACGACAGGATGTACTTCTTCCAGCGTGGCTATGAGCCTCTGGTGTACATTGGTAGCACAGATGTCTTAGCTAAGATGAGTGCTGTCGCAGGAGCAGCTGGAACACCGCCACAGGCTAATACAGCTATTGCAGCCTACGGTAGAGTGTGGTGTGCTGACTTCACCGCTGACAAGCATACAGTGTATTGGTCAGACCTGCTGAATGGCTCCATCTGGACAGGTGGCAGCTCAGGTAGTATTGACATCTCTGAAGTATGGCCTGATGGTTATGATGAGATTGTCACTATGACAGCTCACAACGGCTTTCTAATCATCTTTGGGAAACGATCTATCTTAGTCTATGCTGGTGCTGAAGACCCATCGACAATGGCAATAGCAGACGTTATAAACGGTATAGGCTGCGTTGCTAGAGACAGTGTACAACACACTGGTGCTGACATCTTGTTCTTAGACGCTACAGGTGTAAGAAGCCTTGGTAGAACTATTCAAGAGAAGTCTGTGCCTATAGGCGACATCAGTAAGAATGTTAGAGATGATATTAAAGATTTAATTGCTACTGCTTCACAGCCTATTAAGTGTCACTACAGTCCTGAGAATGCTTTCTACTTAGTTACCTTTAGAAGTTCTTCAATCACTTATTGTTTTGATACACGTAGGCCGCTAGAGGACGGTAGTTACAGAGCTACAACCTGGACAGGTCTAGTTCCTTTGTGTTATGAGAGGACACTGAGTGGTATACTATACATAGGTACTTCTGGTGGTGTTGGTAAGTATCAAGGGTATAGAGATAACACAACCCCGTACCTGATGAGCTACTTCAGTCATCCATTAACATTTGATAATCCTTCTAACTTAAAGTTCTTGAAGAAGGTGTCGTTGATTACCATAGGCGGTACTAGCAGTAACGGTATCTTGAACTGGGCTTATGATTACTCACTAGCATACAGCAAGCAAGCGTTTTCATTTGTGTCTTCCCTTAATCCCGCTAACTATAACATCTCTGAGTTTAATACCGATGCTGAATACACCTACCCTACAACTATTAATAAACCATCCATTAATACATCAGGCAGTGGTGTTGCTGTGTCAATAGGTGTAGAGGCTACGATAGATAATTCAGCGTTCTCCATACAAGAAATGAACATTTATGCACTATTAGGAAGGGTTATATAATGGCTGATTACACTAAGGCTACGAACTTTGCAGCTAAGGATGCTTTGGCAACAGGCAATCCTTTGAAGGTTGTTGTAGGTACTGACATTGACACAGAGTTTAATGCTATACAGTCTGCCGTTAACAGTAAAGCAGATAAGGCATCACCTACCTTTACAGGGACAGTGACAATACCGACACTAACTGTTAGCGGTACAGCCACCATCGGCACTATCACTGGTGGAACTTATTAAGGGGTAAGATATGGATAGTATATGGGACTTTTTAAGCGGTCAAGCTAATAGCGGTAATTTAGGTAAGCTACTAAATGCTGGTGGTAGTTTAGCTATTGGTGAAAACATTGCTAGAGATATTGAAAAAGCTGGACAGACAGCTTCTACGGCAGCTAACACGCTAGGGACTACGTTAGCTGCTGGAGCACAGTTTAAACCATTCACTGTTACTACAGGGTTGTCTACAGCTACTACAGACCCTACAGGTGGATACAACTTAGCACTCAGTCCTGAGCAGCAGTTCTATCAGAATGAATTGTTTGGTACAGCAGCTGGGTTGTTGCAGAGTGCTACACAGAACGATGCCACCAGAGAGCAGCAGATATTCAATCGTCTCCAAGCTATGACATCTCCAGGACAAGAGAGGGAGAGATTAGCTTTAGAGAATAGATTGTTTAATCAAGGTAGAGGTGGTGTCAGTACAGCAGCCTATGGCGGTACACCAGAGCAGCTTGCAATGGCTAAGGCTATTGAAGAACAGCGCAGTGCTAACGTCTTTGGTGCTATGCAGCAGTCAATGGCTGAACAGGCTCAGAAGGCTAATATCGGTAGTGGTTTGTTGCTGTG